GTTGGTTTTGAAGCTTGCGGGAAAATCGGAGTTGAAACCTCCGCTGGTAAGACGCAGAAAGAAACAAAGTGGCTTGCCAAGGCCCGCTCTGAAAGATCAGAACTTGACAACTACTCATTTCCTTCTCGGAACTCAGGGGCCATCTACGACTCCCTCACGCATCAGTGCGGAAAACGTCTCGTGGTTGAACGACCAGCTCAGGGAATTATCGACAGAGCAAAGAAATTTGTTCTCAAGAATTATCCTAAGTCGAGCGTACCGCGGGTTTTCAGACTCTTTGAGAGAACTCGATCTGACGCGGGAAGAGATGTGGAGGCAGAAAATGGACTGGGCAATAGCATTGACCAGATCCTACTCAGCTTAAAAGCTGAGGCGTCCCCAGGCCTACCATATATTTGTTTAGCTTCCACCAACAGGAAAATTGCTGACATTATGGCGGACGTTATAGTAAAGGCTGTGATAGAGCGATTAACGCTACTATCACACACCAATTTAAGTGTTCTCGGCACTGACTCCAAGGAGTTGGTAGAACGGGGTTATTGTGATCCCGTTAGACTCTTCGTTAAGAATGAGCCCCACACAAAACAAAAGATACACGATAGGCGTTTTAGGCTTATCATGAGTGTATCAATCGTAGATCAAATTGTAGCAAGAATTTTATTCTCCCCGCAAAACAATTTGGAAATTTGCACCTGGTTTCAAATTCCCTCTAAACCAGGAATGGGCTTCACGCATGAACAAACAACCCTGTTAAACAATTACGTCAAGAAAATGTATCAACCTTCTTCTTATGACGTATCGGGTTGGGACTTCAGCGTGCAAGAGTGGGAACTACAGCTGGAGGCTGAGATGAGAATTGCGCTCGCAGAAGCGCAAGGAACTCTATTCGCCCAGGCTGTAGAAAACTACTATTACGCCTATTGTCGCTCTGTCTTTGCACTATCCGATGGAAGTTTGTTTGCTCAAACTATACCAGGTATTGTAAAAAGCGGTGGGTACACCACTTCCTCTTCTAATTCTAGAATAGCGGCCATGGCTTCGGTCATGGCTGGTGCTACCACCGTTATGACAGCAGGTGATGATCATGTAGCGGACACTCCTCATGACTATATTGAACGTATGGCCTCTTTAGGTCATACGGTTAAGGTAGAACAGAGTACTTTAGATTACTCATTCTGCTCACACGAATACTCATTCGATGGATATGCTTATACCAACAACGATACCAAGATGACGTATGCTTTGCTTTCAAAGAATGCGTCTCTTGATGAACGTAAAGAGTTGTATATCCAGTGGACGCGTGACATGATTCATCACCCAGATATCGATGCCTGGAAGGAGACTATTATCTCCTCGGGTTATCTGAGTGAGGATACGACATAAATAGACACCTTCGGGTGTTTACGGTTAAGCTGTAAAACCGGAGTGATGACCGGACCTAAAGCTAAATAACAACATCATTGGGTTGTGAAGATTTATATGCCCAAAATCGTCTCTGACGTGCTAAACAAAATGCCGAGAGACTGCACGGCGCACCGTTCCAAGCCGGACTTCACGATGTACAGTCCCAGTCCCATATTCTGGTATCCAATACAAATATGGCAAAAACAAAACGTACAAACAGAAAGAAGAAGGTGTCCACTAGCGCACCTTCCACCGCGAATCGAGAAATCGCGCGGTTAACCAAGCTAGTACAAGACTCTCTTATCTCTGAGCGTAAAATCCGTCTTTCCCCATTAGGAAAGATGGCTTTCGATGCAGGAAATGCCGCCTCATCCTTCTTTGGAGGAGGCAAAATCTTTGGTTCAGGAGCTTACGCCATGAAAGGCGGAAACTCCATGTGGAATACCACAAACCAAGTCCCCGTGATGCATTCCGGTCAAGATTCCATTAGGTTTCAACACCGTGAGTATCTCGGTCAAGTCGCTTCCTCCGTAGCTTTTACTACTCAGATGGCATTCTCGGTAAATCCAGGACTAGCAGCATCTTTTCCTTATCTTTCCACCATGGCAAATGGTTTTCAGGAATATAAGTTTAAGGGTCTAGTTTATGAATTTAAGTCCACTTCAGCCGATGCCCTTAACAGCACCAATACTGCGTTAGGAGCCGTTATGATGGTTGCCCAGTATCGTACTGATGCTCCTGCACCTACTAACAAGCTGCAAGTGTTGAACGAGATGTGGTCTTCCAGTTCGAAGCCTTCTATAAATAGCTTCCTGCCGATTGAATGTGACCCAAAAGAAAGTCCCCTATCCGTCCAATACATCCGGTCAGGCCCCGTAGCCACTACACAGGATGCCAAGTTTTACGACTTGGCGAATGTGTATATTACCACTCAAGGTTCCCAGGCTGCCGCCGATATTGGCGAGTTATGGGTTACTTATGATGTTGAGCTGTTCAAGCCAGTTATGGCTGCTGATGCTGGGCCATTTGTCGCAAACTCATGGTCAGGTGCACGTAGCACGGCTACTACAGCTTCTCCTTACGGATCGATTCAACTCACAAGTAGTAATCAAGGTCTTAGTTGTTCCGCAACTGGGACCACCCTTACTTTGCCCGCCAATATGATAGGAAACCGTTATTTGGTTTCCTTCTCCTGGATAGCTGCTACAACCTCCACGTCAGGTGCAGCAGTTTTCACTGGATGTTCCTCTGTAGCCGCGTGGGGTCTTTATGACCTAACCACCGGTTACCCCACAACTGTGGGACAGGCAGGATACAACACCGTGCAGGAGTCTCTACAATTTATTGTAGAAGCTACTGCATCGGTTGCGACCATTGCGGTCGCCAATATCCTCACTGGGGCTGCTTC